TGGATGAGGCTGATGGTCTGACGAAGTCAGCACAAGATTCTCTTAAGAGAATCATGGAGAAAAGCAATTGTTGGTGGGTCTTGACCTGCAATGACAAGTCCAAGATAATTTCACCAATTGTATCCCGCTGTGTAGCATTCCCATTCAAGCGATACAACCAAAAACAAATCCGCGCGTATGTCAATGTTCTGTTTTCTAAGACAGGAGTGATGTCGAAGGACAGCCCCGCAGTATTGCAGTCGCAGTTCGGTGGAGACCTTCGCGCAATCGGTAAACACATCTTGAGCGGTAAAGAAGTCGGTGATTTTCAAGACCAAACATCTCTCGACAAAGTCGCACTTTCTTTGGCGGCAGGAGATTGGAATACAACTCACAAAACGATGCTTGAACTTATTCGTTCAGGCGCGTCCCTTCATTATTTGATGAGGGAGATTCACAATTACGTTAAATCCGTAGGGCTTCCTTCGGAAAGACTATATACATTCTATGTCGTATGGGGAGATTTCGTGTTAAGAATGAACCAATGGCCCCTCGATGAAGAGTCCTTCGTGGACTATTTCATTGCGAGTCTATACGACATTGACAACAAAAAACAATAGGAGGAAAAAAATATGCCAAACCTAAACCAAAACGAAGCAAAAACGAACGAACAAAACAACGCAGGACTTCACCCTGAAGTCGAAGAGCGTCTCAAGTGGTGGGCTGAAAAGAACGCCAAGACTCTCGACGACGCAACAGGTGAATTCTTCACCTATCTGAAAACAGAAATGGGTGTTGACAATCCGAACGACGAAGATGACGAATTCATGGTGGATGCCGCCGAGACATTTGTCGTTGAACGACGAGTCATGAGTGGCGGAGCAAACAACGCTACACAACTTGTTGGATACTTCGTCGGCGTCGACCCAAAGATGCGAGACGGACAAGAACGAAAGCGAACCCCTGCTGTATCAGCCGCGCTCAACAACCTTGATGATGCAATTCAACAAGGACTTGTAGCACGCGCTTATACTGAAAACGGTGTATGGATGCTTGAAAAGAAAGACGGTGCTGTTGCGACAGAAGAACCTGCGGATACAAAACCGTGGTTCCTCTTCGACGAACAAGGTCTTTCGCTCGCCATCTTGCAGAACAATCCTGAATGGAGTCGTTACGGTGAACCAATCACACCGTTCCGCTATCAGCGAACGTATCACTTTCTCGGCAACGTCAAAGATAATTTCTTGGACGAACAAAGACTGTTGCGCATAACTGTTACATCAAACAATCCTGAAGAATGGTTTGTTCCACAGATGTTCAGCCCATGCACACTCAAGGTCCGACAACAATCAGCAAACGTCAAGCCTGAATGGGCTGATACATACAATGCTTATGCTCTTCCCGGTGCTTTGACATACGGCGATGACTTTGTTGATGAAGAAGTCCGAGCAGTCATTCAACCATCCAAGTTGATTCCTGAACTCAATGCATACATTGGTGATATGTCCACACTTGCCGAAGTCTTTGAGACGCGCCAAGAAGTCATACCGGGCTACAACCCTGTCGGCCCGATGGTCTTCGTTCGTGGTAAAGTCAGCGACATGCGAAAGGAAGCACGCGAAACCGAGTGGGACCCAACAGGTCATGACTATTCAATGAGCATCTCTTCTTTCGACCTCATGCGAACCTTCAACGGTGGTCGACGACAAAACCTTCCATGCTACATTCATGGTCTTCTCGGAGACGCGGGTCATCCCTTTGAAGTAGCAACCGACGACGGTTGGAAGCCATACGCTGTCAAGTCCACAGTCATCGTCTTCGGACGATTGAGTGTTCGTGCGACTGATGACGGTGTCGAACCTGCCATCAAGACTCTCGGTGTCTATGCTGTTCCTCGCCTTGCAATCCCCGCAGGTGAGGGTGGCGAGACAAGCCTTGACCAATACGGAGCGTGAAAAGAATGCCAAACTTGAATGATTTGAAGAAAGAAGCCAAGAAAGAATTTGACCCAAACACAGGTGAGACTGTTGAAGTTACACCTGATTTGGTCAACGAAAAGAAAAGCGACAGACAACCCATTGCTACATCAGTATGGGATGAAATCGTAAACGCAGGAGATACAGTCCCGAACGACATGATTCTTTGTGGTCTTGTAGGACCCGAAGGAGTCGGTAAGACAGGAATCGTTCTTGACAGCATGACGCCTGAAGAGAAAGCGCGCGGAGATGTAATCTTTGTGTTGGACTTCGACGGTGGCGGACAAACAACTCGCGTTACTCATCATCGAGAACATGCGAAGAACATCCGTTGTCTCAACCCAAGCGTTATGTTTGAAACACTTGATGAAGATGGAGAGACGCGTGAAGCAATTGATTACCCTGCTACACACCGACGTGTGATGAAGATTGGACAGACCCTTGTCGATTGGGCGGCGAATCCCGGCGACAGACCTCAACTCCATTCAGTCCTCTTTACTGCTGTCGACTTGTGGGATAGCGTTGCAACCAACTGTATGTTCATCGAAGACTTAGGAACTGCTCCTGATGGTATTGGTGCGAAGGTTGCACCACATCAACAGATTGGTATGCGATTCAATTGGCAGATTCGTTCGACACGATTCCACCAACTCACGACCATCGCTCGCACATTGATGTCGCTTGGAGTCCGCGTCTATTTGGAAACGCACTTCAAAGACCTACAAGATAAGTCGGGAACTGTCATTGGGAAGAAGGCCGCATGGGAGAAGTCCACAGCAAACTATCTCAATCAAATTCTTTACTTCCACAAAACAAAGGTGCGCGGTGAAGATGGTTCTCCGACAGGTGAAACGCGATACGAGGTTGAGTTTGTCAAGTGCAAAACCAATCCTAAACTGCTCGACCAACGTCGAACAATCATGATTACAAAGAAGGATGAAATGCCACAATGGTTCGGACTTCCTGAACTCCGAGAGGATGGAATATGAATTGGAAGAAGACAGGCACACCCGCTCACAATAGTGCTGTTGAGCGAAGCGCGGAAGACGTTGATGAGTACGAAGCCAACCCCACTTGTAGTGAGTGTGGTGGAAGCGGAGAAATCATCATAGAACAACCTGTTCGCAACTACGAAGGAGAGTGCGTTGATGTTGAATTCATCAATCATCCCTGCGATTGCATCTTCGTCAAGTGGCAAGTGCTACCTGAAAAGAACTGTAAGCAATGCAAAGGAACAGGTCAAGTGCAAGAACGATTGCTCCATCCTGACACAAAGGAAGAGTTTGTTCGATTCCACGACTGCGTCTGTTTACGATACGTCCGAGAGGTGAAAATCAATGAGTGAAAAAGTAAGACACATCATAAAAAACAAAGCCCGATTGTGTGGCTCGCAAGGTAACTACGAGCCTGTTGGCACAAATACTGAATTACTGTTGTGCAACGATTGCCGAACAATACACTACACTCAAACAGGAGAGTGGCTATATGCAGACAGTGAAGCACCCGATGAAGGTGATGATTGAATGAGTCTTGTTCAAGCAAAATTCGATACAGAATCTTTGTGTGCTTTCATCAACGGCTTCGGTGAAGGGGTCAACGACCTCCGATGTCAGATTGCTAACATGAAGATGACTGCTTCCGTTGATGTCGAGACACACTTCTTTAGGAATTCTGTTTCGATATTGATGACGTCAGATGGAGGTTCGTATAAGCAGGGCGATGTATTCATTCCCCAAATCGACAAGGTTGTTGCGTTCCTCAAATTCTGTGACAGAAAGACGCCTACGATGTTGCGTCATTCAGCGGGTATTCTTACCTTGAGTAACGGTGACGACACATACACAATACCAACGTATCGCGATGTGCTTTCATACGCAAGTGTGGAGCGCGCGCATTCAGCAATTGACAAAGCAAAGAAGAACAGTTGGGGTTTACTTGGTCGCGCGAAAATTCAAGCGCATGGCTCATTCATGATGAGTGAGTTGCATGGCCTTCAAACCATGACCAAAGCCACATCCAAAGATGCACCTGTCCGTGTGTCAGTAACCGATGGACAGATGAAAGTGTCAGCGGGTCAAGCAAGAGGCGCGCGTATGACAAGAGTCATTGAAACAAATTCAGAAACCACATGGGAAGATTGCGAATCAGTCTTCTCTTCTTCACTTCCTTCGTTGTTGAGGATTATGCCAAGCGGTGTTATCCATTACCACATGGGAGAAAAGAGTGCGTTGATTTTGGACAACCAAGACACAGGTGCGCTTCTTGTTTTGAAACATCAGGAGGGTGTTGATTGATTATCGACGTGACTTACTACGATGATTCAGCACCCTTTGTTTACAAGCGATGGCGAGATGAAGACGGAAATCTCATCGAGAAGGTTCACGACGACATCTTACCCTACATGTATATCCCAAAGGCAACGAGCAACTACGCTATTGAGCGCGCGCTAAGAGGTTATCCGAACGCAGAAGTTGTTGATGGTCATTGGGAAGCATTGGACGGGACGCTACTTAAAAAGGTGACATCGACCAATCCATTCGACATCACGGCGATGACCAAAATGTTCTCATCAACCTACGAAGGTGATGTGCGATTTGAAGACCAAGTCCTCATTGATACAGTCAAAGAGATGCCAAAATGGAAGCCGCGCAAGTGGTGGTATGATATTGAATGCAACACAGGTGATGACAAATTCACGACTGTTATCGCTGTCATCGACTCCGACCTCGACACACCCGTTGTCTTTGCATGGGCTGATGAGCGAACCAATTGTTCATTACCTCATACTCAAGCGGGTCTTTGGGATAGGAGTGTGCGAGACATAGAATATCATCTGCGACTTTACACTTCGGAGAAAGACATGTATGACGGATTCATTGAGTTCCTTCAAGCGCGCAATCCCGACATGATGATTGCTCACGCGGGAACATTCTTTGACATACCTCACATGATTGAACGCCTTGACAAGATTTACGGTCATGGCGGTGCGTCGAAGTTAAGTCCTATGGGTGTCATTCGATACCCAAGAAAGGGAGAGCGATACAGATACGACGCGCAACCTATTGCAGGACGCATTCAGTTCGACACATCAGCACCCGAAGGCACAGGGACAGGATTTGAACGTGTATGGAAAGACAGCGGAGGCGGACAATTACCGAACCTCAAGTTGAATACCATTGCTGAAACACTCGGACTCGGTTCAAAGTTGACCGAAGAGATTGAAGGCATGACCGTTCACAACGGTTGGTATGAACATTGGGAAGACTTCGTCGACTACTGTTTGCTCGACACCGCCCTCCTTCGTGGTATTGACGAAGCACGAAACGTGACCGACTTTTACATGGAGATGGTTCGACTTACAGGTGTTTCTTTCAAGTCTGTATCGAACGTAACAAACTTTGCGCGCGGTCTTATTTCACGAAGAACAGGACTTAAAGCAATGTCGCGATACAAGTCGACGCATGACAAATTACAGGGCGCGGAGTTCATTAGAAAGGACAACGGTCTCTATGAGAACATCGCTGTTCTCGATTACAAGGGGCTGTATCCATCGTTGATGACAGGGTTCAATCTTTGTTGGACAACGAAGCGAGACGGACCCGGACCCGGCATTATTGAATTGGAGAACGGAACGTTTTGGGACCAAAAGACCAAAGGCATTCTCCCTCAAATCGTCGATTACCTCTTTGATTATCGCGACGAGTGTAAGCAAAAGATGAGAGACGCTGAAACTAAAGAAGAGCGACTTGCATGGAACACAACACAATCAGCAGTCAAGCGCGTCATGGCGTCACTTTACGGTATGACCGCACACGCAGGATACGGTTGGTCTGACATGGATATTGCCGACACCATCCTTTCACAGGGACGTCGATGCATTGCTTTGCTTGATTCAGTAGCAACCAAGATGGGATACAATGTCATCTATGGTTTCACCGATTCCGCTTTCATCGAAGTTCCTCTTGAGGATGCCGAGCGATTAGCACAGCGCGTAACAGAAGTTGTTCAACAAGAGACGGGTAACAAAAAGTTGTTTGCTGAACTTGAGGCTTACATGCCGTATTGGTTCTTAGCAGGAAGCAATATGTATGCAGGTATCGTTTCGTATCCCGAAGAAGACAAAGGCAAATGGAAAAATGCCAACTTCATGAAGGGAAGCAACATCGCGCCTATCAGCAAACGTGCTGAAAGAACAGTTCTTGAACTCATATGCAACGGTGCATCAGAAGGTGATGTGCGCAACGCAGTCCTTGAGATGGTTATGCCTATTCGTAAAGGCGAATACAATTTCAAGGAAATAACACAATCGACACGCATCGGTGTGTTATCAAAACGAACAGCGGCAGGACAAGCCGCGCTATACTACAACACACACAACGATGAGAAATTCAAAGTCGGTGATAACGTGCAATACATCTATGTGTCGCACCCTCCACAAGGAATGCCACCGACCAAGTATGCCGCTTATCGTGAAGAACATGAACTCGACGGATACGAAGTTGACCAAACGGCTATCGTTCAGAAGTTGGTTCAGAAAAAAATCGAAGCAATCTTCAAAATCTTAGGTTGGGATATTGAAGCCGCTATGGGGAAACCCAAACCTGCAACCTATTGGTGATGACCATGACAAACGAAGAACACATACAAAAATTGGAAGCCCGAATAAACGAACTTGAAAAGCAAGTAAGCGAACTTGACGGAATAGCAAGCGCGCGTCTTGATTCTCTTGAAGAAGACCTACCTCATGTTGCTAAATTAGCACGCGCAGTTGCGGAACTTCAAGAAGAACTGCAACGTAAGTTCCCTGACCTATATTTCATCAACAAGATTGATGCTCCGACAATGGTGGGTCAGCAATGAATGTTGAATTGACCTATTTTGAAACAGGAACGAAAGAAATTAAATCAGCCAAAGGCGAACTTTTTTTCGGAGATGCTTTACTTGGTGAATACATTGGTGTTAAGAATACCAAATCAAGACTGCCATATCTCTTGATACCTACTGCAACAATTGTTTCGATAGCAATTGAAGACTTGGATGAAGACCTTTACATGGTCGATGTCGATAGTGTGCGACGTTCAAAAGAACTTGCGCTACGCAGAATTTCAAACGATATCGACAGGGAGACAAACGACGGGAGAGCATTTCAATGATTGATGCGAAGTTGATTTGTGGACATGTTGAATCTGACGGTTGCGATTGCTACTGTCCTCGATGCGATAAGCGTCTAAGCACAGACCCCGAACTCAATGCACCCTGCGAGCATTGCCTTGAAATCTTGGAGGAAGAATGATGGTAAAGATTTACGAAGACGGCTCAAGTTATGCATGGACACCTGAAATGGGTGAAGAAGGAATTGTTATTCGCATGAGTAAATCGACATTGGGTTCGATTGATTGGTGTGCGCAACAGATGTGGCTCGACCATAATTATCCGAAACCTCAAGGATTGGTCAAGCATCTTGTTTTGGGTGATGATGTTCACAATGGTCTTGATTTGTTTTATCAGAAAATTGAGAAGCAAAAGCGAGGCATGACCATCAGGCAACTCAAGAATAATGGGGCTGACATGACAGAATATCTCAAGAAGTTGATTCCGAGTGAGAAAGAAGTTATGGAAAATCGTCGCGCGGAGAACAAAGACTTCCCGTTTTATCACGATGATTATTACCGCAACATGAATTGGTTGATGGAATTTGAAAACGCGCGCATTAAGATGGCATCCGAAGTATGGATGCCACTCGCAAATGAGGTGCGTCTTGAAGTCAAGTTGGATATGGACATCGAAGGATACGGAACAATTCCCGTTCAGTTCGTCGGTATCATCGACCGTGTGTTTGAAGCACCCGATGGTGGACTGATGCTATACGAGTTGAAGACAGGTAAATGGGCTGACTACAAATTATCTGACATGAGAAGAGAGATGGCCTTTTACAAATTTCTTATCGAAAATTGCGACAGCGCGTATTTACAAGAGCGAAACATCGACAGACCCGTTACACATTGGGGATGGCGATATTCCTCCGCTGACCATTGGACAATTGAAAAAGCCAAGTATGGTATAGTTGCGATGAAGAACAGAATGAAGAAGTTGATTAAGATGTATCTTGACCAAGAGTTCCCTATTGCAAAAGAGAATTACAGATTTTCACCATGCTCTTACTGCGATAAACTTGAACTGTGTCCGAAGTATGCAATACAGGTGAGCGAATGACATCCGATTACTGTCCTATCTGTTTCGATTGTGAAGAAGACTTGGATGAATGTTGGGAACGAGGTGAATGCTGATGACGCCCGACGAAATTGTTGATGATATGTATGCGAGAGCCGAGAAGATACTGAAGATGGTTGATTGCCCTATCTGTGAGTATTGGAGAATCCAAGAACATCAAAAAGTCTGTTCTCAATGCGTTGAAAAATTGAAAGACTTCGCTATTACTGCGGGAATGAGGTTTGACCATGAAAGCATTACCAATTGATTTTCCAAAAGAAGTTGGATTGTTCAGAAAAATTGTCAACAACCAATCAGAATTTGAACGCTATTGGTCATCGTTGGAAAATTCACAATGCGCGTATATGTCTGTGTATGGCTTTCGGGCCGTCAAACCAAACGGTCGTCGCGCTGAATACAACACAGCCATCATCTCTCATTTCGTGTTGGACTTCGACAAGAAGTATCGTAAGGGAAGCAACATGGTTGAAGTTGAGGGTGATGAGGTTGTCGAACAAGTTCGTCGTCTTCACTATCATTTGCTTGAAGAAAATATCAAACATGGTTTGTGGTTCAGCGGTAATGGATTTCACATTTGGATTGCGCTTGACAAAACACACTTGCCATCGAACGGGATTCAAGTCTCTCACATCAAAGCGGCAGGTAAGAAGGTCATCAATCAATGGAAGAAAGACATGGAATTGTATTGCATGGACCCGACTGTGCCATTTGACACCGCGCGTATGATTCGTGTTCCTAATTCATACAACGCTAAACAGCACGTTCTTCGTTGGAGTATTCCACTTACAAGCGATATGCTAACGATGAACAATTGGGAACAGATTTGCCACTTGGCTCATCAACCGCGCAATACCGCACACTTCTATGGTGAGAAAGGCGTCAATTTACCAATCAAAGAAGTCAAAGACAATCAATTCAGATTCAAAGAAACAGGTGAACCTGTTGAGTTCGACGCTGTCAGGATGGAGGGAGTCAAGATTCTTCCGTGTCTTTCAGAAGCGGCCTGTCAAGTGGGTAGCAACCCACCACACATCAGTCGCGCGAGTCTCGCAATTTACCTTGCTTCTCGACTTCGCAACTTCTTACCTGTGCATAGAACAACCGCGCAAATGAGAAACAAACATGTGTTGTCGATTCATGATTTCATCAAGTCGTTACAATGGGCTGACTACAATCCCGGCGTTACCGAATATCAAGTGCGCTCTATTGTCGAAGGCGGATACAGCGAACGCTGTGAAAGTCTGATAGGGAAGGGTCTTTGTATTGGTCGCTGTCGTCTATGGGATGGAACAGGTGAGGTTCATGACTAAGCAACTTATCAGATTTACAAAAACAGTATTACGAGAAGGCGGAGAAATGACCCTACATGAAATTATGGACGCAATCAAACAACGATGGCCGCGACGAACACCAACAAGAGCATCGCTGTCAAATGTGTTAGCAAAGAATCCTGACTTCATCATCTTGGATGAAGTGACAAAAGAATCGACTGTGTCATCAGCGAGTAAATATGACACATACATATGGGGGCTTATCGAATGAAACCTCCATTGATTATCGACACAAACGAACGTGGCGCGCTTGTATCTTCTATCGAAAGAAGAGCCAAAGCGAGAAGCCCTCGCATTAGTATTTCGCGAGAAAATCTTGTCAACGGTGATTACAAATGTGGTGATTGGTTGATTGAAGCCAAGAGCGTCGACGACCTCTTCTCATCAATACGAAGCGGTCATCTGATGCGACAACTCGATAACATGGACGCCAATGATGGTAACTATGGTTTGGTGGTGTGGGGCGAAGTAAAAGATTACGTTCGACGTGCGCAAAGTCGCGGCTCTTCCATTACTGTCAGTCAGGCATTGAAACAGATGTCGGGCTTTCTTGGTCGCGTCGTTGCAGATTTTGGTTGCTTGATTTATCGTGCGCCAAACGTTAGCGAAGCATCTCAATTTATGGTTGCTTTGCATGAAAAGACCTACAAAAAAGCAAGTCGGCATGGCGCACAAGCGGTGCGTCGTGTTAGCACAAATGATGTGCGCGCCGATATGTTGCTTACAATTCCCGGCATCGGTGCTGAAATGGCTGATGCGATTATCAACGCATGTGGCTCAATCGAAGAAGTCGCATGTGGAGAATGTTTGCGTGACGTTCCTCGTATGGGGAAGGTGTTGCGCAATCGTGTTATTGAAGTGTTGACGAGCGAAGAAGAAGTTCGCGTCGAACGGTGATACTATGATGACACCAATACGAATCCAATCATTTTATCTTTATTATAAGATAGTGATAAACAAGAAAATAAGAAATGGTTATAGGCCAACCACCATTCCCAAGAGTTGTCCGACCCAAAAAAAGGAGAAAAAAATATGCCCCAAAGACAATGGAACCAATACACAGTAGTGAAAGAATACCCAATGATGAAGGAATACCTTGAGCGTTTCCGAATGACTTCGTTCTTCAACGAAGTTCCCGGCCTCATATCATTCTTTTATCTTCAAGGCCAAGCCCTTGTTGACTATGCCCGAATACCCGTATGGGCTTCGGCACTTGACCCGCGAATACATGTATTTTGGATACAAGCAACGCGTTCAGGTAAGTCGATTGCTTGGGAATTCACAGGAGAAGTAGCCGACTTAGCAGGTCTGAACATCGACATGTTCACAAGCGGAACTGACAGCGCGCTTATCGGGTCAATCGACTCGGTGAGTGATGGTGATGGAGGATACGACCTTGTTCAAAACGAAGGGTTGCTCGGCGGTAAGAAGTGTTTGAACTTCGATGAAGGTTCAATCCTTCTTCAATCCAACCCCAAGCAATTCTTTTCAGAAGTCATTCTGTATCTTCAACAGGCCATGAATCCTGTCGGAAGCCACAGCAACACCTTGACCAAACACATGAAGAACGGAACAGTCGAAACAGAATCGCGTGTGTCGTTTTGGATTACATCGTTTCCACCAAGCGGAGTCAAAGAATACGTTTTGACCAAAGGTCTTTTCCAACGCGTTTTGTTGCTTTACCGACCGTGGAGCGATGATATGCGACAGATGGTATCCGAAAGAAGAATGAGTGGTGTTTTCAAAAACCAACTAACCGAAGTTCAATCGCTTGAAGATGTTGCTCAACACTTCATTCGTATTCGTGAAAAGACAGAAGCGCGCTTATTGAACTGTGTTGATATGACACAACAAGAGTGGGAAGAACTCTCACCGGCAGGTAAGGAAGATGTAGCACGCGCTTGTATGCATGACATGTTCAACGTTGACCCATCCTTTGAACCTCAATTGATGGCTTCAACAGAAGAATACTACACACTCGTTCGTGGTATGGAAAAGCACTTGTCTGATGTTGTTTGTTCCTTTATCCCCAACATCCTCAATTACACAATCGTCTTTGCAACCCACATTGCATTGATGCGAGTCGAACGTGACAACATACCATTCGATGGTGAGTGGAAAGTCACAGGCGACGATGTTGAAATGGCAACGGAAGTTCTCTATGACATCTATGAGCAACTCGTTCTTTGGCTTGAGTCCGAAGTCGAGGTTGGTGCGAAAGCCGCTGAAAAGATTGCGCGCAAGGATGAATGGTCTAACGCGTTCAAGGCTTGTAAGCAAACAGAAATCGAAGGAAAGGGTGAAGGATGGGTTCTCAAGAACGACATGTTTGACCGATATGCCAACCAACTTGGTAAGAGCAAGCCAACGGTTTACAAGCGATACAAAGACGTGGAAGGTCTTTTCAACACATTCCGTGTCGGTAATGCTGTGTATGTTCGATTCAAGGAGGACTAAGTATGAACACAATAGAACAAGAAGAACTTTTCAAACAGATATTATCCGAAGTGCTTGACGTTCTTGAAGGTGGAGACGTCGCTCTCGACCTTCCGAATATGCCGGGCGCGGCTGTGACAATTCGTATCATAGCAGACATCGCGGGTGGTGCATTGAAAAACATAAACGAGTCAAGAGAATTATTGGACGCGCTTCAAAATAAATTAGGTGCGGTTTACAATCCTCAAAACCCATATCCATTTGAAGACAAGGGGGTGACAAAGTGAGCAAAGTAATGGCACTCGATATTGAAACAGCGAACTACTCGCATGAGATTGGCGGTTGGAGTCATTACCACTTGTTTGACCCGACAGTTGTAGCCACATGGGATGGCGAACAGGCACATGTGTTCACCAAAGCATTCAGCCACGCTCAAAACATTGAAATTGACGGCGCGCAAATACACCCTCTTCACCCAAGAGAATTGGGTGAGCATCTCAAGAAGCACGTCGACAACGGTGGAGTCATCGTTGGACACAACATTCGTGGTTTCGACTTACCTGTTTTGAGAGACGCGCTTGACATGCATTACGCAGGTGTGTTGCTGAATAAAAACACTATCGAAAATAAAGCCGTGATTGATACATCGTGGACGGTGCGTGATGCTTGTGGTAAAAGTCACGGACTTGATTCGTTATGCAAACACACACTCGGTAAAGGAAAAGAAATCATGGATTCAGCGGACGCGCCTGTGGCTTGGAAAGAAGGCCGAGAATTGGACGTCATGAAATACTGCATTGCAGATTGCCAACTCAATTATGACCTGTTTCTTCATGGAAGAAACGAAGGCTTTGTCAAAGGCCGTAATGAAGAGACAGGACTGATTGAGGAATACCAAATAGGATGGTGAAAAAATGTCAGAAGAAAGAAAGACAGGAAGAGAAGCCCAAATGAGTAATATCCGAGCCGCAGTTCAAGTAGCGGAGACCGTAAGGTCGACGCTTGGTCCTGCGGGTATGGACAAGATGCTCGTCGACGAACGCGGAGAAACAATTGTTACCAACGATGGTATCACAATTCTCCGAGAACTTGACACCGCGCATCCCGGTGCGCAGATGATGGTTCAAGCGAGTCAGACACAAGAAGAAGTATGCAAAGATGGAACAACAAGTGTTGTTGTCCTCGCAGGTCAAATGCTCGCATTGAGCGAAGGACTGCTTGTGCGAGGTATCCATCCACAAGTTATTGTGCGCGCATTTAACAAAGCATCGAAGATTGCTCTTCGCAACATGCCTGACGCTGAACACAATGTAGCAGTCGAGCATGTAGCCGCAACTGCATTGCGTGGCAAAGCATCTGAATCATCACTTGGATTTGCGGCACAAATTGTAGGAGACGCGGCGCATAGAGTCAATGGTGAATTGGAGCGCGTTCGCATACTAACACAAGCAGGTGGTAGCATGGACTCGTCGTATATTCACGAAGGACTCGTTCTTAACAAGACGTTTGTCAATCCTGATTACGAAGGAGGAAAGAGGCATCATCCTCGTATTCTTCTTCTCGACGGTGGTCTTGACGGATTTAACTACGAAGATGTGCAAATGCAAATCAGCGACCCCTCACAACTTGAACAAATTCGCCAACAAGAAATGCAAATCCTAAGCAACGTCTCGTCTGTTATTGCCGAGATGTGCGATGTTGTCATTGTCCGAGACGGCGTTCATGAGGCTGTCGCAAAATACCTCGACAGTCAAGACGTTGGAGTTGTCAGTCGTGTGCAACAAAGCGACTTTGATGCTATCTCCCGCATAACGGGGGTATCGGCATACCATCGAATCACAGATGTTCCTGAAGACGCACACCTACGCATCGAAGGAACAGTCGCGTCAATTAAAATTGGCGACCTTGATTATGTATCTGTATCAGCAAAGGAAAGCGACACACTTACTATGATTATACGAGGCGCAACTCGACAAACTCTCGATGAATACGAACGTGCGTTTGAGGATGCTCTTGGTGTAGCGTGCCTTTTCATGCAGGACAAGCGTCTGTATCCCGGTGGCGGAGCAGTCATGTCGAAGTTGTCCATGATTATACGCAAACATGCTACGGAATCTCCCGACATGACCGCGCGTGAAAGAATGTGTATGGAAGCCTATGCTGACTCGCTTGAGATTATCCCTGCCGCTATTGCAAGCAACGCGGGTATGGACCCACTTGACGTCGTTATGGAACTGCGTTCATGTTCAGACTTGGAAGGTCTTTACATCGACTTCACAGGCGAAGGTGAAATCACCAACACAGCCGAATTGGGCGTATGGGAACCCGCCGCGCTTATCGAGCAAATCATCAGTTCAGCGACAGAAGTGGCTTGTTCTATACTCCGCATTGACGACATTATTGCGAGGCGCGGACAATGATTGTTGCGCTGATTACAACACTCTTCGTTGTTATCATCGCTCTTGTAGCGTTTGAGTTGATACTTTACTTAGCCGACCAAACGGTGCGTAGGATAAACAATATCCCTATTCCTCATTCTGCTGAAATCGAGGAAGCGGAGTAAGCCCTTTGGCGTTCTTACGTCGTTGTGCTTCCCGTATCTGTTTTGCTCGCGCTTGCCTTTGTCTGAATTTCGCATTGCGTTCTTTGTTGGTTAATGCCTCATGACGCATACGCTCAAGCATTCGATTTTGTTTTCTTCGTTCCTCATCCACAGCAACCTGTCTTCGTTGTTGTTGCGCTGAAAAGTCTGTTGGGGAGAAAGCAGGTCGCCCGTCGAGGGTTTTCTGTCCTTGAACGAACAAGCGTTTTTGATTCGGGTCTTCATCTTTCAACAAGCGCGCTACAATATCCATTGGCTCGCTGTGATACATCATATCGTGTTGCTGATTGATTTCTTGCTGTTCCTTCATAATACAGGGTGTGCATACAGATGCGCCGAACATTTGGTTTGACATGGCCGCTTCTTGACCACTCATCGGTGCTTTGCACAATTCGCATTCAGCGGAGTGACCGCTAAGATTCATCTGTGGTGCTTTGATGACCACCATCTGTGGTGCTTTCACCATGTTCCCACACTTGCATTGTTGACCCGGTCTCGTAACGACACCGCAGTAGTCGCAATGACGCAGAAACGTCTTGAGTGTCGAACCGACTGACGGATGAGAGCGCGCCCTGTTCGTGTGTGGGTCTTCGGGAACGATTGTGCCTCGCTTGGTGTGGCTCATGTCTTTACCGCCCTTACCTGCAACACCGCGCTTACGACGCTCACGCTCCAAGTCCCTGCGATACTTCTTACGTTCAGGAGTGGATTCGTATTCTGTTTCATACTTACGCTTATGCTCGATTGCTTCGGGAGACTTAGCCTCCTTGAGCATACGCCACCACCAATTCATGCGCGCACCTCATATTCGGCCTGATGAATGTCCGATGTTTTTTATTTTAGGATTCAATCGTCGAATGTCTTCGTCCATGATATTCGCAACGTCTGTTTCTTTGGGACGCGGCTGTCGTTCAATAAGAGGGTCGACAGGACCAAAGTTCTGATATTCATGACCTAATGGGTGTTGATAGTCCATGAATTCGCTTGTGTCACGCTTAGAACGGTCGCGAGCAAAGTCGTGATGTTCTTGCATGGTTTCTCCACCAACCTTTCTTTGCGCAAATTTTGGGTCTTTCAATGCTTCACGAAAGTCGGCAGTTGCTTCTCCTTCCCGCATATCTCGGTCAACACCTTCCTTTTCTCTTTTATCATCATACCAATTATTTTTCCATTCTAACGAGTCTTCAAGCGCGCGTGCTTGTTGAGCATAATTCATTACCGCAGGGGGAACAGTTCGCCCCTTTGAATCTGTCATATCGGGATTTGCTTTCAACAAAGCAAACGCTTCGTCCATGACGTTGATTGTTTCAGGTGACAAGGCGCGCATAATAAATTCTCGATGTTGTCGCGCATCACCTTGAATGTCTTTTGAGCGTGGGTCGAAGGTGACACCTTCGTATTCTTCTTCTTGTGGTGAAGACATGCGTGAATCAGCAGGAGCGAAGGCGTCGCGGAAAATAGTTGAAGGTAAATGCGACACACTCACACCTCGTTGTTGTTGTTTCTTTCTTTCTCCTTCATGCCCCACAGGTGCGCCTGTAATACCTTCAGTTGCATATCGACGCGCCATAGCGTCAACTGCTTCTTGTCCGTATTGCTCACTCAAAGCGGACAGTATTCGCCTCATGTTTCGATACTCATGGTCTTGGACTTCTTCGTGGTCGCGCTTATCGGGTCCTCTTGGCGAAAGTCTGAATGCTTCGTCAGGCAAATCTTTGTAGTCGCGCGCCGCATCTTCATCTGAAAAGCGGTTGATGAGGAAGTCGAATGTGTTGCTGTCGACTTTCTCACCTTTATCTTTCATGCGCTGAACTGCTCTTTTGAATCGGTCAGGGTCAATTCCTTTTCTTTGTAGTAATTTTACAGGCGTGTTTAGCAAACCGTAGTAAATGTTTTCTTGATTTCGCTTTTCTTTTCCTGCGCCTGACCGACGTTCTATTGCTTTCGATTTTCGCTCTTCAAAAGCCTTCTTCCCAAGTTCGTCAAGTAATCCTTGAACGTCGAACTTGTCCTTTTGTGATTTCAAATAATCATCAAAATCTTCACCTGTTCGGCGTCGGAACTCACCATAAAATTCTTCGGGGTCAATCTTTCTTTGCTCAAGAAACGCATTTATGTTGGTCCCTGTCCGCTCTTTTTCATTGCGCAACCTGCTGTATAGTCGACGGAGAGTAGCGCGTGGTCCGCCTCGATTTCGTCGCCTTCGCTGACGTCGTGGTGCGTCTCCCTCTTCGGCTTTCTTGACGTCGCCTTTCTTTTTGGGTTTCGCGCCAACGCCAATAACGATGACCATACCGCCTTTCTTTGGTTTTTGCAAGTCTTCTCCTTTTGCCATTCACTCAACTCCGTGATGTTTGAATTTCGGTTTATTCAGTCTTGATTCGCGCCAAAGTGTTTCGCAGGAGGGACACTCCCAAATCAGCACACGCGAATCTCTATCATTAACATATCGCCCTTCAAGTCGGCGCGCGAGAACGTTATCGAAACAACTTGGACACTTTTGTGATAAGCGCGCTTTCAGTTTACCCATCACTTCACACCCTTCCGTAGTCCTTCCCAACATGCCTGTTGCAATTCCTCATCCGATTCAAAGATGATAAACGAATCCTGTGAATCAATCGTCGCCATCCATGTTAAAACAAAACCCGCGCAAAACGCCAACAAAGCCCATAACCATATCATCATATCACCTCATACCGGGTCGCTAACCCTCAAAATTGAAATGTTCGTCAATTGACTTGCCGCATCCCCTCGTAAATACCAAGTTTGCGCGTTACCTGAAGCGCAATGTATTCGCATGTAAATCGACGTTGGGTTTTGGGTGTTGAACATGACGCTGTGCGACGGGTCAATAATAGCCGTTACCGAAGCAGTCGCGCCATAGTATTGTATGTTCCTATCATACGAAATGTTGGATGCGGCGAATGAAGGGTCTTCTGATATTTTCAATTGATAATCAAGACTCCCACTTATCGCCGCCGTTGTTTGAACCCAACCGTTGAATGTGATTTGATACAATCCCGGCGTTAAATCAACTTTGTTCGTAGCACCACCCGACGCACTTGCAAGGGTGATTGAACTTCCGCGCTGTGCCGTA